ATCTAAGATATTAAGTTCTGTCGTGCTAGCTGTTACACCATCTAAAATATTAAGTTCTGCAGTAGTGCTTGTAACACCATCTAAAATATTAAGTTCTGCAGCGGTGCTTGTAACTACTGCACTGTTTATTGAAAGTGTGCCAGCCGCTAACTCACCAGTAATAGTAATATTTCTACCACCACTAATATCTTTGTTAGCATCTGTAACAATAGCTTTACTTGCTATAACTATTCCGTTTGTAATACCATCAATAAGATTAATATCTGCTGCGCTAGCCGTAACACCATCTAAAATATTAAGTTCTGCAGTAGTGCTTGTAACACCATCTAAAATATTAAGTTCTGCAGTAGTGGTTGTAACACCATCTAAGATATTAAGTTCTGCAGCGGTGCTTGTAACACCATCTAAAATATTAAGTTCTGTAGCAGTAGAAGTTATAGCAGTGCCATTAAAATTGATACCATCTAAATAAGCTATGCCATCTACATATAAGTCTCTCCACTCTTGAGTAGAGCTACCAAGATCGTATGCATCATCAGTATTTGGAATAATACTCGAATTTACGTCAGCACCAAATACAACATTATCTGTGTCTGCATCTCCCATGGTGATTGTACCACCATTAAAAGTCGTAGTGCCTGTAACAGTAAGATTGCCTCCAACATCAACATTTCCAGAAGTTGAAATAGCATTTACTACCAGCCTATCGTTATCTTCGCTATAGTAAATTCTGGAGTCTGCCTTTATAGTTTGACCTACTCCACTCACCGCACTTTCAATGCCTACAAGAAATAAATTATCACCACTCGGAGTATTTCCGTCATCGTGCTGTGTAACTGTTACTGTAAGAGCGGCATCGGACTGCCCGATAGTCGTAGTTGAGTCAAAAGACCCCTTAAAAGTTCCTTCGAATCTACCTGTAAACTGTCCGTCAAGATTACTTGCAAAAATAGTGCCTTTTCCGGGATTGTATTGCAGCCCAGACTCTGAAAATATTTTTGAAGTCCCGCTTGTACTATCTATAAAAGTAATGAAATGAGTAGTATCTAAACAAACAGTACCTGTTCCTGAGCCGTTTCCAGTAGCAGTAAATAGCGTTTCTAAAACAGTGCCTGTACCGTAGTTCGAGTTTCCAGTACCCCTGGCTCTAAATCGGTCTCCAACAGACGGAGGAGTGCTCAGACTTCCCGCACCCAAAGTAATCCAATTAGTAATTTCTACTACTGTGCCCGAGCCAGAGCTGGCACCTGTAGCAGTAAAAGCTAAGCCAACAGTATTAGAAGCTGCTCCAATTGTGGTAAAATCAGAGCTTCCTAAAGAAATAATTTTGTAAACTCTAGAGACTGAAGTCGCACTAGCGGCCAGAGTACTTCCAAGACTTGTGATAATATATTCACGGGTGTCAACAAGCTGAGGATTAGAGGTTGCAGATATATTTACACTTTGTGCTCCAATAGAAGCGAAGTCAGTATTTCCAAGAGTCTTAATACCGTAAGCAGTGCCATTAACAATTGCAGTAGCAGAAAGTCGAGCACTCTCAACGCCTAGCTCTGCCGTAGGAACACTAGTTACAGTATTTACGTTAGTTATTCTTCCCTGAGCATCTACGCTAATTACAGGAATGGAACTTGCACTACCATAGTCTCCAGAGGATACACTTGTATCATCTAAGTCTATCTTTATATTATTATTTGATACGGTGGTAGTTAGACCTGTGCCTCCCTCAAAATTAAGAGTGTCTACACCGAGCGTAACAGTATCATTAGAGCCGGAATCAGCAGAAAGAGTAAAATCAACGCCGCTTAGGCCTTTAATATTATGGTTCCATCGAACACCGTCAAACGTCCAAGAAACATCCCCAGAAGTTATTACATCCCCTATTGCGGGGGTTGAAGGAAAACTTATTGCCACTTAAAACTCCTAAATTTGAACCCAAAATGCTGACGAACCGTCAGAGTAATATATAAAAGTTTTAAAGTCATCAGAGTCTCTCCACATATCCCCTATTTGTGGGCTTGAGGGAGCATTTGGGCTTTGAGTTAAGAAAACTTTTCCGCGATTAAGATGCTCGATAGACTCAGTACCGCCAACACTCTTTTTCATGTATATAGAGCCATCCGCAGTATTCATAGCAAGTTCGCCTAGAGCTAAATCCGAGGTAGTAGGAACGTTTCCTGCCGTAGCAGAACGTTTTAATTTGATAGTTTGTGCCATTTGGCTCTCCTAAATCTGCGTATATACGCGGGAGAAAAAGAGTTCTAGTATGTGCCGCCGTCTAAAGTATTAGACCATTGAGCTGCTCCGCTGCCGTTCATAGCTAGAATGTAATCGTGATTAGTTGTACTTGCATTTCCGGATGGCTTTACAAGTCGAGTATAGCCTGCATCAGAGGCTGCTCCAATAAGTAAATCACCTATTGCTGTTGTCGTAACTCCTTTAATTCTTAAAGCATTCGGGCTGCCAGCATGTTGAATAGTTATATTATCAACATCGACATTCAAAGTATTGCCCGTTTTAGACATACTATCGCCTGCGGTGATTTGCCCCGCACCCGAAAATTGCGTAAATACTAAATTAGTTGTACCAAGAGTTGCCTGGCCCGTTACATTTGTAAGAACAAAACCATTGTCTCCATCGGAACCTTCTTCTACAAAAACAAACAGTCCGCCAGTTACTTCGGCATTTACATTTGCGTCTGAAGACCTTGTAAGGACAGCACTTACTGCAGGGTCTGCTGAACCTACAGTTGTCACTTCATAGAGGCCATTCTCTACCTGACTCGTCTGAGACTTAACCAACACTCTGTCGCTCTGCGACAATGCAATACTATCAAGACTGAGAGGCCCGGTTGATGTTGCCGTAAGAGTTCCTGCAGAGTTGTTATAAGAAGCAGTAAAATTTGACTGCGTAGCAACTCGTACAGAGTCTTTTATATCTAGTGCTTGTTTTACTGCATCAACATAAGCTTTAGTTGCGGCATCCTGAGCTTGCGTAGGATCTGTAACATTAGTAATTTTACTAGAATTTACATTAATAACTCCAGCACCATTTGGATTTAAGGAAATATCTCCATCAGTATCGGTAGAAGAAATTACATTTCCATCAATATTTATATTATCAACACTTAAGTTTTGAACTGTACCAAGACTTACAAAGCCTCCAGAGACACTGAAATCCGCGCTGTTAAATGAAGCAATCCCTAGAGAAGCTGCTCCAGAATTTGCTCCCTGGGTGGCCGCAGTTGCACTAACAGTGAGAAGTACATCATTTCCACTACTAGTAACTGCTGTATTAATCGGATTAGTTCCAAGAATTTTAAGCTCACCATTGAGCTGTGCAAGATCTTGTTGCGCTGAATTATCGTCCGATATTGTAAGGACTGTTGATACTGCCTGAAACGTAAGTGTTCCAGCAGCATTAGAAACTAAAGCATGTCCTGTAGTTGTAGCGTCGGCTGTAGGAAAAGTATAGCCCGCAGCTCCATTAAGACCGAGATGCAGTTGTTTATTTAATTTAATTTGCTCAGAAGAATTAGTAGTAACTAAAGTAACATAGTTATTAGCACCCTCACTGATCGTAAGGCCTGTTGCTGAGTTATCAGCAATAGAAAATTCTGTTGCTTGAGTAGAAAAATCAACAGTTCCTGCTTCGATATCAAGATTTGCGGCAGGATTTAGTATAAGATTACCCGAAGAGGTATCAATCTTATTTACACTATCATTGATACGTATGTTACCTGTAAACAGTTTATCAATTTTACTGTTTGAATCAACCAAGATTGCACTGGATGCGGTAAGAGCCCCCAGCGTGTGATCCATTAAATCTGTAAAGTACTTACCACCAATTACGTCAATAGTAGAAGTATTACCACTTCCATCTTCGGTACCGGGTCTTCCTATAAATAATTTTTCTTCAGTTGAATGCGAATTATAGGCAAGCTCCCCTGAAGCCATTGTACTAGGAGTTCCGGAGCTTCCAGATCTTCTTTTAATTTGAATTGTTTGAGCCATTTAGAAACTCCGGTTGGCCTTAAAAGGCTCCTGCATCTAGCGTATCAGAATCTGGTGATATGTTGCCTACTATTATAGGTACGAACTCAAAGAATCCTGTGCTAGTTTCGCGATATACTTTTAGTTGATTATTTGCAGTATCATACCACAAATTTCCCTCACTAAGGGAAGCGCCCCCAAGACCTGCAACAGGAGTAGCAGCCTGTCTATACATTGCTAAATCTGCTAATTGTCTGACGGCTTCTAGCATAGAGGGGCCGGCAATTTGGCCGTATTGTGCAAAACCAATCTGAGCTGCAGCTACTTGTGCTGGTAGAGCAAAATTATTTACGGAAAGCTCGGTTTCATCACCAGAAAGACTTACAGTAATTGCATCGGCATCTGCGCCACCTACTGTAAGAGTAGTAATTTCTTCAGTTATTATGGCCTGAGTGCCTAGTTCTGCCACTAGCTTGCTGCACCTACTGTTATACCCGCAGAGATATTAACAGTGCCTTCGATAAGTCTTTTTACAATACTATTATCGGAAGTATGAATTTCTAAGTCGTAGAAATATTGACCTGGGGAGAGGTTGGCCGTAGTACTTGCTGGCATTTCCATTTTTACTTTTCCATCGGTAGGAACAGGAATAGTACAGTCAAAAGTTGCAGCATTAGTAGTTGCACTTTTGGAGCTTTTTATGGACGCACGAGCGGCATACCCGGTAAGGTTCTTTACAAGACCAGATTCTTTTACTTCTACGTCTATAGCAAAGTTTGAACCTTGGTCAATTACGATGTCATAATTTGCTGCACTCATTTCAATTTCTCCATGATGAAATTATAACAAAGGGGACGTGGGTAGTCAAGAATTATTTTTTATATGGTTATGTGGGCGGAGTTGGCCAGTCTTCCTCATTAAGAAGAGGCCAGTTTGTATGTGCCGGCAAATCTCTTAGCGCCTGTCTGTAAACTCGCCACTCAGCCTTTTTGCTATCTGTAAGTGGAGCATCCGATACTTGGGTCCAGTCTGTAGCCGTTAGTTCAGAATTTCTATCCATTCTATTTGTGGAATTAGCTTCTGCACTTGCTACTACGTCTATTTCGTCTTGTGGCTTGCTTGCCAAAGCTCCATTTTTTACCACTTGAGTCTTTATATCGGACACGGAACCTTCAAGTACACTTTCTCCTTCCCCACACTTACTAGGTACTAAATGATCATTATCACTACTACAGTGTCCTATTCTTACAATTTCTCCTGTAGCTTCTTTATATATAATATAGTTCATCGTTTTGTCTCCAGTATCATTACATCTCTATCTT